CTAAGCTCCAGTTCATGCTTCTTATGAATATCTTCCAGATGAGCGGACTGTTCCTGCCGGAGTTCAACATAAATAGCGTCAATCTTGGCATCACGTTGAGCGATACGTTCTTCCAGCCATGCGACTTGCTTGCGTTCATTTTCATCCTCCATACTATCCGCTGTCGCATCTTCCTTCCTTGCATTCGTTCGACGATTCACATAGAAGTTAACTATCCATTTGATTGCTTCGAAACCTCCCAAAGCCCCGATCAGAGCCAGCCATTCATTTAATCCCATATTCCTTTTCTCTATCTAATTATTAATACTACCTTTGTATTGCTTAAACAAAGGGATATTTCCCTTAATGTTTGTTTTGTTTGTGTTTATAAACCGCTAACTCGTGATGAGCAGGCGGTTTTTTATTCTACCACCCTGACATGAGCTGCCAAGTCTTTTAAGTCATACGGCATAGCCTGCATGGCATTATAGCACTCATATAAAATGTCGTATTGGGTATAGAACTTGCCATGTTCCAAAGCCATGTTCCGGACATAGGCAATCGGATCATCCTTCGTCCCGGTACTCTGTTCCTGAATCACTTCATAAAGAGATAACGTATCGGTCGATGGCGGATACTGTTCCTGCACAAGATGTTCCTGCCGGACCTTATACAGTTTGTCATCGTAATACAACCGTTCGCCTTGTGACACATTGATGCCGATCTTCGAGCTCCACGTGTCATACAGCACCTTCTTTTCAAGTGCTTCACTGTCTGAGAGCGTCATCAACTGAGGCTGCATGAATGACCGCATAGCCATAACCATCTCATCCTGATAGGGAGCCAACTTCGGCTGTGGCACGACCGGTTCGGGGGTATACTCCGTCCATCCCGCTTCTATATACTGCTCATGCGCAGGATTGATCACCTGCATGTCACCTATGATGATTCGCCGTCCGGCGAATATCTTCTTTCCGTTTTCAATCTTATAATACTGTTTCATAATCCTTGTGCTATAAAGAAATTATATTTTTCATTTGCCCCTAGTTCTCTGTTATCAATACGCATCGCATTTATTTTTCCGTTCCAAAATTCTCCTATTCCTGAAGCTATTCTGTTTGCTCCCAGCAACAGTGTTTCATCGGTGTGGAATGAAGGAAGTGATATACTGGAAGGAATCCTATAAGTATAAGCGTCATTACTGGTCACGATTTTACTATAAGTAACTCTATTACCGTTAGAAGTCAAAACCAGCCCTCTTCTGACGCCATACACACTATCATCAAAAACCGTACTAGGAGTATATCCACTTTTTCCAATCATACTACAGCGTTCAAAGGCTGATCCTGTAAGTTGGGAGAAAGTGACACCATGCTCACTTCCATGGTTACGTGTAGTGAATATGGTCTGATTCGCTCCGTTATCCACCGCTCGTGACGTGAAGACCAGCATCAGCGTAAAGGGTTGTCCGGTCCATAACTTGATGCCGGTATCCAGATACTGGTCCGTCCCATTAAAATCATATGGGTTCTCAATCTTCTGCTGCGCCATCATCAGCCCTCTTCTAAAGTAACTCATTCCACACCTCCTATCACCGCTATTTTGTTAACTATAGATACCTGATATGTCTTATTAGCCTCTATCACGGGTTCATTGACCCATTTAATGTAAGCGGGCATGGTCAGCACTGTCGGAGAGATTCCGCTGGTGAACTGGAAAATATATTCATCAGCGGAGTTCTCAGATTCCGGCATGCTCACATTTAAAGTAACAGGATTGACAGCGACAGGAAAATTATCGGTCCGCAAGTAAATTACGGCCGCAGTGGAAGAATTTTCATCTACTTTTCTGCCGCCAAGTATGTCTCCCGAAGATGATTCGACCTGAAGTGATGGGGTGATTACCCATTTAATAACCGAAGCACCAGCAAGATTTTGAACTGCTAATCCAATAATAACCGACAGTGATATTATGCTGTCATCTCCGACCATAGAAAAAGTCGGAAATCCCATATATTTGTTATTCTGAACCGCATCCAATAACCCGTCATATTGCTCTTGTGTACAATTTCCATCTTCATACATATCCAACAGCCAATTGATATCATAGTATTCAACTCCTCCTCCCGCTCCGGCAACGACTTCCGACCATGCACCGTTCTTCCTGCCGTATTGCTTATTGTCCGAGGGAGCATCCGGAAAGTTATTCGCGTTAGCCTGAATTCCCGCCAGCTTGTTCTTTTCTGCCTGCGAGTAAGCTACATAGCCTTGCAGGGCGACATACAGATTTTGAGCTTCCGTCTTTCCCAGCTTCTGAGAGATTGCATTGTCGATAGCCGTCACTGCTTCCTGGTTGTTCACAATCGCGTCAGCAAGCTCTCCGAGCGTATCAAGTATCTCCGGTGCCGATCCGATAAGGGCGGCTATCTTCTCATCGGCATACCCTTTAGCCGTCGAAAGGTAATCTGCAATCAGAGAACGGATGTACGGATGGGCTGTTTCCGAGGTATTATGAGCCCCGATTTGCGCCGAGACGTCCGGCGTTGGAATCTTGTCGATTTCCTCGTCCACATACGTCTTGCTTGCATAGTTGCTGTCGTTCGTCAGCTGGCTTACCTTTGTCGGGATCGTCGGTTTATTCAGGATGGCACCTTTCCCGCTGGCAGCATTCCAGTCCGGCTGTACCTGTTCGGGAATGGTGGGTGCTGTGTATTCCACGAAGGAGCCTTCCGTACTGTTATTACCGGCAGGAACGAAAAGATACTTCTTCCCCGATACCAGTCCGCTGCCGGATGCGGATACATTGCCTGATCCTTCGCCCGGAAGCCCTTTGTCGCCACGCGGGATGGTCAGTGAGAGCAGGTATTTCGGATTGCCCGATGTCGTCGTTCCATTGGCCGTCAGCGTAGCGGATGCCTGCGTGCCAGGATTGCCGGTGGTAGTACTACCTATTTCCAACACAGGAGTTTTTCCGGTATCTCCCTTGTCACCTTGGGGAAGGACCAGGTTGATTTTGTATTTCGGATTGCCGGCAGTATCGGTGCCGTCAGCTGTGACGGTAGCGGAGGCGGAAGTGCCCTGACTGACCGTTCCGATAGCAAAGGAAGGCGTCTTGCCGTCCTCTACGTTTTCAGCAGCTGTATTGGCTGCGCCTGCCGCGTCTGTAGCCGATTTAATCGCAGCGGCCGTATCCGTCTGGCGTTTCTTTTCCGCTTCTACACGCAGGGCTTCGGCCGCCGTTATGCTTGTATTTGTATTTTCCAATTCTGCAATCATGTCCTGTGCAGGCTGCTTTAACTCCGCTATATCCGCTTCGGTCAGGTCACTGAAATGGAGCTTCAGCGAATCTTTCTGTGCTTCGGTAAGATCGTCAAAGGTCAGGGAGATGGATTCGTAATTGACCAGCAGCTTCCATGCCGTATCGGTCGTATACTTCCATTCAATGCCAAGGTCACCCTTGCGGAACTCGGGGGTCTTTCCGGCGGCTACGATTCCGGTATTAACGGTACCGATCCACCAGACGTTCTCCTTGATGGAGGGTGTAACATCATTCCTGACAGCCGTCTTGAATAAGGCGACCGTCATCTTGCCGTTTACTCCCGTACTCTGTACAAGCAGAATGTTATCAAGTTCCGATACGGTTGATACACTCTGAAAGTCTTTTATGTCTTTATTCTCCATAATCCTGTTTTTTAAGATTGTGCCTCGCTATCTTCACAGACCGCTACGGCTATAATTTACAAATTAAAAGTTCTCCTTAATGCACCACCTCGTAATAAGGGATGTTATTGTAATTCCCTGTCACTCCTATGTAGCTAAGCTCCGAGTAGGGATAGATACACAGGCTGAACGGATAGCGGACTTCCGTACCATCCTGCTCAATCACCGTGACTCCGCCATTCTGATAGGTTAAGGCGTTGGGAATAACAACCCCTCTGAACATTTTGCCGGCGGGTATTTTGATCTTGACCGTCGTAATTGAGTTTGCATAAGTCACATCATTTGATAACTGTACATTCAGAAACACATATAGCGCATAACTGTAGAAATTACCGATAAACACCTGCGATCCAAGTTCGTGCATGTAAATCTGCAGACCGATACCCGTATCCGGATTGCCGAGATTGTTGATTCTGTTATACCCGGAAGCATTCAGAACCATCCATGAAAGGTTCTTTTTCAGATCCGTACCAGCGTCAATGATCTGATACGCTACTCTCACGTTAGCCATCGCGTCTATGTAACCCGCATTTCCGTCAAGCTGTAAATAAGGCTTAAACCATTGCATGTCAGATTCACCCACATCCTTGATATCCGTCTCCGTTCCTCTCAGCAGACCAAGACGGGATTTCATCAGCAGATTCTTGTACATGAATCCGGCAATATTGGCACCGTCAATCAAGGCCGTGTCCATGGCTACGAACTTGAACTTGCCGGCAGGTTCCCAGTTGGCGTCACCGGTGGAGGATGTCGGAGGCGTCGTGACCACCGCACCATGTACCTTCACCTGGAAGGTGAATACTCCGCCGTCGATATTGTAGTTGATAATGTCACGGGTGGCGTCCGTATAGGTGTAGCCCACACCGCTCTCGTAGAATCCGCAATAAACAGGCATGGCACCCGTTGCTCCGGTATCCCCTTTCTCACCGTCATGCAGGACGCTTACGGAAGTGCTCAACAGATAATCGCTGCCGAACGAGGCGGAGGATGTCCCGTAGGTACGTACCACAAAGTATTTATAAGGATACCGTGCCACGTTAATAGATTTCGAGGATACGTTCTCAACGCTTCCAATCCGCGTCCACGAGTTGCCGTCATTGCTGCCCCAGACTGCCATGTAAGCATTGACAAGGGTACCTTCCGTGTCCTTGTGCGAAACGGTAAACGATTCCGGTTCATAGCTGCCGGTCATGGTGCGTCCGATCTGTGTGACCGAAGGGATCAACTGCGTCACGACGGGAGTTATACCGTCATTGCCGTCCGTACCGTCCTTGGCGAAGTGGGTGAACAGGATCGTGTTCTCATAATTATCCCATTTGCCGTCCGTAAACTTACGCGAACACTGGTATTCGTAAGGGAACGCTTCGCCCGCTCCTGATGGATTGTCTGTCCACCATCCGATATCCTCCCAGTTCGTGGACGTGTCCGGAGCGATGCCCGTGCAGCTGATCAGGCACACCCTGTAATTATTGTTATATCTGACGATATTTCCCCTGACGTATGCTTTCTTGCTGTCGTAAGCGGGAGCCTCACCGATGTACTCGTCCGTGTAAGGGGCAGATGAAGGGAAGTCCACGACAATATGTGACTTCGACAACAGGTATACCTGTTCGTTTTCCGGCGTATCGGTCGGAAATAAGACAGGAGCGCTCCAGGCGGAAGCATTCGTATTCGGATTGATGACTGATGTGGACAGCCAGCAGGTGCGCGGATAAATAACCTGGTATTTCATGCGGTCCTCATTCCGGCTGAGAGAACTGTCCTTTTTATAAACGATATCGATGAAATGGGAACCGGAGAAGGGAACGGTGATACTCAGCGTTTCCGAAACGATTCCAGACTTCCTCCACAAGGCTGTTACATTATCGGTATAGGCTACGTCGATAGGGCAGACAAGGCCGAAGTCGCCAGCTTCAGAAGATACCGAAAGGAACAGGTCGATCACCTGATTCTCATAAGACGTAACGAAGGTTATGCGTTCCTTGTAAGTAGCGGAGTCAGATGCCGGGGTCGGGGAAATATACATGTTATCAGTAAGTATGAAGTCACCGGTATGCCGGATAAATGATAAATCCTTCGGTTCGGGAGACAGAAACCACCCCGCGGGATTCACACCCGCAGGAGCCGCAGGCTTGTCAAAGGCATAGCGGTAACGGAGTTCGGTATACCTTCCATCAGTTCCGGGGTCCCCGTCTTCTCCCTTTGCCTTGATACCGGTGTCTATATACTTTCCTTGTTCCGCATCCCAGACCCACCAGGTGCCATTCTGTATTTTGGGAGAATGACCGTCATCTCCCTTTGCCGGATCGCCGGAATCTACGTATTTTCCCTGATCTGCATCCCACACCATCCATGTTCCGTTTTCAGAGATATAAGGGCTGTGACCGTCTGTGCCATCAACGCCGTTCTTTCCGTCCTGAACGACGGGAATCGTTTCCTGATCAACCAGGGTGATACCCGATGAGTTTTCAGCGTACATCCTGAACGTAATATCCTTTGTGATACCCGATATGGCAATATTGCTTCCGGGTGTATAGCTTCCAACCGATCCCGAATCTATTATATAATCCAGCGAATAGCCGGAGGGACGGGAGGAGACAACCGTAGAGGAGCCGTCGGTCTTCAGGATCCGGCAGGAAATGTTTGTCGTATCGCTGTTGCCGTCCTTATCCTTTTTAATCACATTAGTGGATGGCTGCAGGGAGTAGATGACGGCATTCGCTCCGTCATTTCCATCCGCGCCGGGCTTCACCTTGTTGATAGAAAGATGAATAGTGCGCTCATATTGTACGCCGTTATAGGTTGCTTTTCCGGTCACCGGGAGACGAAGGGTATCAGCGGCATCTTTCGTGATTGCCGTGACGGTTACTATTCCCGTGTCCTTGTCGGTTGTAACGGTTACGCCAGGCACGCTGCCACGGGAAAGCGAATCGAGCGTCAGCTTCGTGGAACTGTAGTACATTGAAAAGGTGGAAGTCAGCGGAAGGCCGGAAGTGACCGTACCGTCAGCACTACAGGAAACAGACTGCATCTCGTCGCTAAAGTCAGCCGTGATGCTTCCTTCACCGTCGGCGCCGTTGCGGACAACCACGACCGAGAACCGCTTGTCAAATACGGCATTTCCTTCACAGTTGATCTTCAGGTCTACGTAACACTCTTCGTAATTGGTGACCTCCGTGATGGTGAGGATACCGGCAGCCACGGAAGCGCGACAGCCGGTGGCGGATACGACAACGACATATCTGTCCTTGTCCACTGATTCTGAAAACAACAGTTCCGTTTCACCCTTGAATGCCTGGATACGGGTGGAAAGGTTATACACGGAGGTAACGACGTTCTCATCACCGGAAACTATATTCTGATTACCGGAGATGACGTTCAGCTCTTCATATAGAGAAGTCAAATTGCCTGCACTGTCAAGCTTTACTACGCGCTCGTAGGAAGACAGAGAAACGTTGTATGCCGACTTCCCTTGTAATTCCTCTATCTGAGATGGAGTAAACTGTATGTTGGGACCGGTCAGATAAGTATTCTCCTGAAAGGTGCCGTGCCCGTGCATCACGAAACCACCGATCGTCAGACCTTCCAGAAGACCGTCCTGCATCGAGATGTTCCTTGTCGGGTCAATTACCCAGGTATCGACATTTTTAAGACGGCGGGTGTAATAACGGGTCTCGTAAGTCATTGCCTGACGGGTCTCATCGGTGAAGTTACCGTAAGCGTAGAAGTTCATGCCGGATGAAGGGTGGACGGTTGTTCCAGGCTGCAGGGTATATTTAAACTTCATCGCTCCCGGTTCGTTCAACAGAATTTCGGAAGGTGTGAAATAGGTCGTAGCGAATCCTGAGTAGTTTAGGAATCCGTTTGCGTCTGCGCTGTCAGATGTCTTGTTTCCACTTTCAAGTTTATGAAAAACGCCGCGACAGATATCGTTCACTTTCGGGGTGCCCGTCTGCCCTTCAAGCAGGTCAAGTTCAATGATCCGGTTTGCTGTGTCTACGGACCTGATTGTTCCGAATGCGAAGGTATTGGCCTTATCGCCGGAGATGACGTCAATGCAGTTGAAGGTGATCTTAGGGACAACAAGTTCTTCACGGAAGATGGCCTTATCAATCTCCATTATTGTTTTGCCCGTCTTCTCCTCAACTGTGACAGCACCGCCAGAACCGCCGATCATGCCGGTGACGAAATCACCGAATCTGACCCCTTTCCGGAATATGGACACCGTTTCGGACACGAGACCTTGCAGGAAGGTGATCAGGCCGGAGGCCGTGTCATCTTTCTTTTTACTGATATGTTCCTGCATTGATCTCTTTGCAGAAAATACACTCCTATCGGATGGCAAGGTCTTATCGTTAACTCCTATGACATAGATGCCGGTTCCACCCCCACCGACAGCACTTCCGGAATAAGTATGTCCTTTGTAAGTAAGATTATCAAGCCTGCTTTCTATCTCACCGATACGCGAATAGGCAGCCGTTTCACCAATTGTATATATAGGATGATCGTATGGAATATCCAGCGGCCACTCGAAACCGATGATACGGGATTGACGACCGTTGGGGAAATAAGCCCTGTTTATAAGGTTTATTTTATCACCCGCTTCATATGTACGGATATTGCCATTATTATAGATAAAATCAGCTTTCATCTCACAATCGTAGGTGGACGGGTCAATCATGGACTTCTTTACGTGTTCCTTTGTCTTCTTTAATAGTTCTTGCCCTGCGTCCGGCAGCATCTGTTCGGAGATGAATGCGGTATCGAATCCGTAGAGTACATATGTATCTGCAGGAACATCCTTTCCATCTTCCGTATGAGCGGCTTGCGGGAATAGTGCATCGTCGGGAAGTGCGCGTCCGTAGTCTTCATTATGTAATATTTCAAAGGTTGTTCCGGTATTATCGCTTTCTACAATATTGATAGCAAAGTCCATACCGGCAAGCTTACCAGTTTGGAATATCATGTGAAGTTCTTCACCATTCAGTCTGAAATCTTCTGTAAAGTTCTTCAGTCCTGTATCTTTGAAGGTATAGATAGGATATTTATTGCCGGTTGGCTTATCATCAACCTTTTCATCTTCCCAAGTAGGAGCAGGAACTACCACAGTACTACCAATATACTTAGGATATTCATCCTCGAATATGACAATCTCTTCGATGGCTTCCTCTTCCGGCATTTCCACGTTATCAGGATCGTCGTAGTTTTCATCTCCGATGTTGATACGTTCACCGGTCGGGCTGTAACGGTAGGCATCCACATAAGGGACTTCCTCCGGGAGCATAAGACGTTTCTGGACCACACCATTTAAGGTGAGCTCCTTGTCGTCTTTGCTGAAGTAGCTGTCAGGTACCTTTCCCTTGATGATGTTGTCAATCGTATATCTGTCACCAAAAGAAGCCGTAACTCCACTCGGCAATTGTATAACATTAGCCGAATCTCCTGTTAAATGGTCCGGATTATATACACAAGAGAATGTATTACCCGAATTTAGTCCGGAAAGGAAGGTTACTGTAGCATCTGCAGATGATCCTTTGAACAGAGTTATATCGTATGAAACATAAGCCGAGAAGGAATCGTTCAGAATAGAGGACTCACGAGATGGAACACGTACATATATTCTAATCTTTAGATCTGTGGCATTTCCTTCAATCTGTAAAGAAGAGGATACAGCAAACGCTACAGATACTTCGTATTGCTGATCCTGATCTAAGGTTACCGTTTGGTTACCTATAGAAACTTCTTTAGTTGAGCCGGATACTTTATAGATATAAGAGGCCTTCAATACATAATCACCGACGGGAAGAAAAGAACGCCCCGCTCCGATTGAAGGAATAACCGTAGATACATTAATTGATATGCCATCTCCTGAGGAAACCTTATAATCCCCTGAAGGCAACGAAGCTACAATATCAGTGTCATGCGTCCATTCTGTATATGACGCGGTAAAAGCACCACTACCTATGCCCTCATTTACTGGATATTCCTCCTTATGAACCACTCGGCCAGGAAAGTACTTTATATCAAGAGGCCTTGCTGTATCAGATATTTCCCTGCCATTGACCTGCTTGACATCAAAAATAAGATTCTTACGGTAAGTAGAAGGAATGTTACGAGTAGAACCAAAAGCATAAACACGAGTAGCATAGGTTGTCTGGCTGTCACTGCGTGTCATACTGTTGACGTTCACATTCTCAGTATCTGTCAAATCACCGGCCTTGAAATCTACGGGAGAGCTGTATTCACAGCGCCCGAAATGAATCGTTTTGTCCGTTATCCACCACTCGCACTCCCATGTCTCCGCCATTTGGGTAAGGGCGTCAATCAGGTTCACGTTATCGTACGAAACGAGCTTGGACGAATTTTCCACAGTGGAGTCAATCTCATATACAAAATCTTCTGCTCTATATTTGTATCCGAGTGATTTTAGATTATCAAGAAAGACTTTAAGATGAACATCAAGAGTAGCAGTAAGGTTCCATCCGGATTCACGACCAGTAGCTTCCGGTGTATAGAAGAACTTTTTGTTCTTCCACTTCCAATAGTAAGCATCAAGACGGAGTTCGTAGTCGTATGCACCTGTCGTTGTATTGTAGGTAGGCTTATACAGGTCTACTAACTCAAATATTCCCAACTCATTGTCTACGTAGTCACCCAGCTTAAAATATACAGGTTCAGAAAGAGAAAACGTCAAAAGAATATAGTCCTCTTTCATTAATAGGAATTTACGTTTACTACCTTCGTTGATTGGAGTAGAAAAACGGGGATTGCCGGATATGTCTTTGATATCTACCATACCCCAAAGTACGGGGATAAAAAAAAGAGTGCCTAAAATTTGGCACTCCCATATGCAACAATAAAAGGATTGTTGTGAATTAGGTTCTGTTATCCGGATTTGGTTCGCAAAACTTCATTGAGCATTTCCCAAATGTTCTATCTAAACTCTGTGCATAGGTAATATTCTTACCTAAATAAATCAGATGATAAATCTCAGTACCTGCTAATGGTACTTGTATATCAATTACACCTTTATACAATTCCTCAAAGAAAGCCTTCTTCTTTGCTTGATAGTCAGAGGTAGTGACTCCTTCTATAGTAAATGACAAAGTAAGTTCTCGCTCATCTACCTTTGGATTAATGATTATTACTCGTTTTCCATGTTCCAAACGTGATTTATTCTCAATAAACTCTTTCATAAGGACAGATGATCCAAGCGCATCAAGAAACCCTTCTCCCATTCTAATGCCCCATGTAGTAAAGGCATCCTTTCTATTGATAATCAAGTCTCCTTTCATAAACTATAATTTTGATATATTCTTTTTTACTTCTGCTATATCCGCTGCTATATCCTTAATAGGTTTAATAATAGCTCCTGTATTCTCTCTGATTCCTTGTAATTCTAAAAAAGAATTTGCTTGAATAGTACGTATCTCATCTGCAATATTTCTAGTATCGGTATTTATCGAAAGAATAGAATCAGCTTTAACTGTTAATATATTGAGCGATTGAGATTGAAGGATATTCTGATTTTTTGTTTCTTCCCATGCGATTTGTCCAGCGGTAAACCTTCCATTAAGTTCATCTATTGAATCTTGTGATGCTGTTGCAAAACCTTTCTTTGAAGCTTCTTGGGATGAAGAAGATGAACTTCCAATAATAGAATCAATGTTTTTTGCTTCCTCTGTAGCAGCTTTTATAATATCATTCCAGTCTTTTCTTAAATCACTTATCTCTTCTGCTGTTAAGTCAAGTTTCCCGTTTTCGTCGCTATCAGCAAGGAGTGTATATTTTTTATAAAAATTTTGCGCTTTTCCTCTTAGCTGATCTATGACAAACGATTGCAGTAGAGCATTACGCATTGTTTCTTCAAAATCTTCCCCAAAGTCAGCAATTCCTCTTTTACCACTTTTCAACCCTTCCAATATTGCCTCTTCGATACTTTGTGAGGTAGTTTGAAATAAATCTTCGTTTAATGTTTCTTCTAGTTCTTTTGCCTGATCGTTAAGTTCAACAAACTTATCAATAGCATTCTGCATCCATTCTGGAAGCTTAGACCAAATATCGGCATTGCTCTTCATCGCCCAAATCGCTTCCTCGGATATGAGCTTATTTTCTAAATCATAACCTCCATTAGCATTTATAAAATCAAAAATTTCTTTAGAATTTTTAGCACCAAAGTTATTTTCAAGCATTTTATGTGAAAACTTTCCATAATTAAGAAGTTGAGCAAGTCCGAATGTTGTAGAATCCACATCACCAATAGGCATAGATTTAACTATGTCTTTGTATGCCTTCTCTCTAGCTTTTTCAAGTGTGGTTAATGATTGGGTAGCTGTCGCAAAATAATCATTTGCGGTAGCTTCTTTCAATAATTTCAGATAACGTTCTGTCTGATAATTGATAGAATCCCAATATCCTTCCTGTCTACGCTGGTATTCAATATTTCTTGCTTGCTCTTCAGCGGTGGTATCAAAGGCGTCCATTACTGTACCAATCAGAGTGGTTATAATACCAATAATTCCACTTATTCCTTTGACAGTATCGCCAGCAGACTTTTCCCCTTTTTTGCCAAATACTTCGAAAGCTGTAACCCCATCATTTATAACATCTACTGCTTTTTGAATGCCCTCTCCAAGTTCATTGGAAAAGGTATTCCCAAGAGAAGACAATGAAGCCCCTAATGCTGATATATTATTTTTTATAGATTCACTAGCTTGTTCTACATTACTCCAAGAAGTAGAAGCCCCTTGTTTGTCTCCCTTTTTTATCGCTTTCTGATACTTTTCATATTCTTCTTTTAGAGTTTTGAAAGGATTACGCATAATAAGATTCTGACGGGCATTGTTTATTGTATCCATCATTGCTTTCATATCAACGGCAGAAAGATTTGTTACTTTAACTAGTTGTTCAGCATCAGACAACAATTTTTCTAATGTTTCAGTAGAAAGTGCATCAATATCCCCCATTAACTGCTTCCAAATACCAGAATCTTCAATCTCGTTCTTTGAAATTTCCTGCATACCTTTCTTCCTACGCTTTGCCAATTCGTCCATTACTTCTTGAATTTCCTTCTTTTCATCCTCCGTTTTGGCTTTAAGCATTCTATCTTGAAGAATCTTTTCATCTTCTTGGTATTCATTTTCTAGCTTCAAACGCTGACGATTAAAGTTCTGGTATTTGTCCAATAATTCCTTTAAATCATCTCCACGATTGTATTTAGTATTTTCAGTTTTTGTTTTTGCTTCGGCTGTCTTGTCGAAGGCTACAAATAGCTTCTTTGTCGGTTCTGATGTGACAAACTTATCAGCATCGAAAGATTTTCCTTTGTTTTCAGGTTTAGCTTCAAAAGCAGACCGGGCTTTTTCTATTTCTTGAAGTTTCTTATCCTCAGCCTCTCGCTTTATAGCTTCCAATTCCTTCTCATGGTTAAGCTTTCTTTGTCTAAGAACTTTTTCGCTACCTTCTTGTAAGCCGTTGATTTCGATTTGCTCCATTTCGTACTGGGAATATATTTCCATCCGTTCCTTCTCACGATTCTGTTTATCAAGAAGTAGTTTGTATTTCTCCTGCTCTTTGCGGAGTTTTTCAGCTTGGTTTTCTTCTTTTGTAAGTTTACTTCCGGTCAGACCACCAAGTTTTTTATATACCTTTTCAGCTGTTTCTTCCCGCTTTTTTGCTTCTTCATGTTGTTTTGAAGTGAACTTGGACTTATCTTTTTCTATTTCAGAGAGTTGTTTTTTGGCATCTTCCCAGTCTTTTTTTGCTTTTTCGTAATCCTCCTTATAGTTTGAAGTTTTGCGTGATTTCAACTCTGATTCAAGTACGTCTAGTCTGCTTTGCAATTCTGATTCGGTAGTTATACCTTTCAAAGAGCCAACGCCTATATTCAAAGAATACCACTTATTATTCTTTCTTGCTTGTTGAAGGCGTTTCATCTCATTCAGTTCTGATTTTATCTGAACGTCTGTATTTTTCTTTAAATCAAGCTGCCATTGTGCTAGTTCATCGGAGCGAACATCTTTCTGATACAAGTCTCTTGATGGTTTTGCGAGTTCCAATTTTCTCCTTAAAGAAGATTCTGTTTCTCCTTTGTATTTTTCAGCCAATTCGAGTTCTTCCTTAGATAGTCTTTTCTTACGATAATAAGGGTTTTCACCTAACTTCTTCCATAGTGATAACATCTTCTCATATTCTTCAATATTCGCTGTAGAATCACTAAGATTCTTTTTATTTGTCTCTACCTTATTTTTGGTAACTTCCTCATTATACTCTTTCCATAATCCGATAAGGTCTTTAATATGTCCTTTCTCATCTATGTATTTTTGAAACAGAGAAGGATACTCTTTTTTTATGGCCTCTATAGCCTTCACTCTGTTCATGGAAGAGGTGTATTCGTTTTGAATGGTTGCTATCAAGTCCTCTAACCTGGATTTATGTTCTTCTTCTTTTTGTAAAGAATCTGCTTTTGTCTTGTTGAAACGTTTTTGAGCCTTTTCCGCCGCAGTAGTAGAATCATGTAAAGCCCACATAGCAGTTGCCACCCCTACTAAGAGCGTTGCTGCTAACACATAAGGATTAACCTTCATTGCAGCATTTAAGGCTAGTTGAGCTACAGTCTGCGCTTTAGTTGCAATAGTCTGTATTCCTTTTGCTGTCGCATCAGCCCGTGCTGCTACTGCCCAACCACGAGTTAGCGCAATGTTTGTGATAAGAGCAGTTTTATAAACGCCATAGGTGGCAATCATTCCTACAAGTACTTTACCTATAGTTTCATAGTTTTCTATTAGGGAGGTAGTCAATTGAATACCAGACATAATAACACCTTCCGACTTTTGCCCCATCTCGTTAAATGCCGCATCCATAGCATCTTGCATCATAGAAATCTGTCCATTGATAGTCTTAGATGCGTTCTCGGACATATTATAGAACTTACCTCCGGCAGATGTTGCATCAATGAATGCCTGTTGTACCATTTCTGCGGAAATAGCCCCTTTTGACATTTCATCTTTCAAAGTAGCGATAGATTTACCTGTCTTCTCAGAAATGATCTGAAGTGGATTGAATCCAGCATTAATCATCTGGTTAAGGTCTTGTCCCATAAGTTTTCCGGCTGCGGACATTTGAGAGAAAGCCAATGTGAGAGAATTAAACTTACTTGATTCCCCCATAGAAATATCGCTGATAGCTTTCAGATATTTAATGGTATCTTCTGCCTGAATATTGAAACCAAGCATCATTTTCTCAGCCCCAATCATATCGGACATAGTAAGCGGAGAAATCTTAGCCAACTCCTTGATTTGCGGCAACAGCTTGTCAGACATCCCTTTACCGACCAAAGTTTCAATGGCGGTCTGCATGGATTGGAACTCACCACGAACACGAATGATTTCAGAGCCAAGCTGTTTTAACACAGCAACACCACCTATAACCCCCAAGGCCTTTTTCCACGATATAGCTATATCGTTGTTGGTTTCAACAACTTGTTTTCCATTATTATTGTAAAGAGCATATTCATCCTGAAGCTTCTTAACAGATAATCGAGCGTTCGCTTGTTGTTGAGTAAGGTCAAATAAAGCCGATTTCTCTTCGTTAAGTGCTCGTTTAGCCGCGTTTAATTCACCTAGCGCATTGCCAGCCTTTAAAGGGTTCATACGTACGGAACGATATGCATCGGTAAGCCGTCTTACATCTGCCTCTACATCCTTGACTACTGACTTCTGACTGATTATCTTTTGCGTGAAGTCATTGACAGCTTGTGATCCTTGGTATATTTTACTCTTAAAGTCACCATCCATCACTACAGCCGCTTTTGATGCTTCGCTGACCATTCCCTTGAGTTGTGATTGAGCCTCGTTAATCTGTCTGTTTAACGTTGCAACGGCTGCGGGTGCTTTATTAGCATCCATGGACTTCATTTGCGTTTCAAGTTTAGAGATTTCTTCCCTAAGTTGCACAACTTTTTCCCAGTCAGATTCTACACGAAAGTATAATTTAGGCATATCTATTTGTTTTTTGATTTGTTTTTAAAATAATCTTCCTCTGAAACCTCCTCCATTTTTTCTCCATAAACAGGGCGAAGCTTATCTTTCTGCATGATTATTAAATTTCGGTAAGGAATAACTTCAAACACTTCTTTATAGGTCAAATGAAGAACATCTATAAACGTAGCTACCTGACCTAATAGAGTGTCGTTCCCGGCTACTTCTGCTTTGCCGCCATCACTGACATGGATTTCAGCGAAGCGGCACATGCGAAAAAATCATCTCCTCCGGCAAGGGAGATAACCTCTTCTTTGACCTTGTTTAACTCTGATAGATTGAGCTTCATTAATTGTTTTCCAACCCTATGAGCTTTCCATCTCCAATTCCTAACATCGCCAACTATCAAAGCAGATAAGCCTTTAATGATATGTGTGCTATTCAGTGGAAGTTCGGACAATACTGTTAGTTTGTTGTATTCTCCATCCATTCCTATCTTTGAGAACTCGGATATAGCCCTACATAGAACCTTTATAGATGGAGGATAAACAGTAAAAGCACTATTGCCAACCTTAATGGTTACAAACTCATTCAATAAGCTATCTGTTACTAATTTTGATGCTTCGTTCATAATTTTAAATTAAAAGGGGACATGGGAATAACCCCACATCCCCTTTGTGTTAACCTAAACCAATCTTTAACCTGCCGGAACAGTCTCAACCTCTGACTTATCTCTCCAAACCTCTGCCGACAATCCTGTTACCCCTGTCTCCATCGCAACTGCCGTCACTCCTAATCCAATGTTTTTATCAGTAAAGTTTCCCTTACCTATGATAGATGCATTGGGGAATGCGATGTAATTACCGGTCTTTGTCTGTGCGATAATGCACTTAGAGATATTCTCTTTAATGGCCGGTCTATCCCATCCCGTTGTAGTGGCAGTACCACCTTGCAATGCAGCCTTATCGGAATATTCATATTCACCCATCGTAAAGCTGATTGTAGCGGCTCCTTCCTGTTCCACATCACGGTAGTAAATCTTACCTGTTAGCTGATTACGATATTCTGCGATGGTTGGATCATCTTCGGCATAACCCCAAGTATCCTGATGTACGTTCTTTACCTCCTTAGTGGCGGCATTATCAATTAAGGCCTTGATTTCAGCACCTGAAAGTGAAGCCCCTGCAATGGATGCAATAGCATCTGCATACCATACTCTCTTAATTCCTATATACTGTTTAGCCATAGTTATTTTACATTTAAAATCTCAAATAAAATTCTTACATTCACATAATGACACTTTAAATTAGTGTCCTGCTCTCTTCCGATCTTAGCTATTCCGTAATAATAGTGCGTACCATCATAAGAGCCTATAATATCATCCAACAATGACTGAGCCTGTCTTTCTAACTGCCCTAGTCTTATTGAGTTGGCTGAATTTACACCTAGATCAGGCACACATAGGTTTACCTCTACAAAGCCTTTCTTCCATATTCTACCCGGTTGTTGGCTTTTGGCATGAATGACAATTCTTTCGGCAGTAATCTCACCCGTAAGAGTTTCTCCGTCGGGGACTATCTGAATACCGAATGCCTTGCAGTCACGGTAAAGAATGTTAGCTATGTCGCTTGATACTATCATTCAAATTCTTCTTTTAGCTTTTTCTCGGCAAAGAGTGCCGTACCACTTAAAACATCAAATCCTTTAGATTCTACACACGAAGCGTACTCCGTTTCATTCTTGAGTAATAAACCTTGTTCATCTACTTCAAAGTCGTTTGACTTTCTCAATAATCCTGTATGATCCTGATAATTCCCGTTATCCTTTGCATATTCTACTGTCTCAACTCCCATATCACGTTCTTTCTCAAGAACACGAGCGGTTTCTTCATCGAACCAAGAATCTACATCGGAAAAATCACTTAAAACCATAGTTCTGTATATTGATAATAGTTAGTAGACTTAACCACAAGTACCTTACCACTACCTCTTACTGTGTCACCGTCCATACACCGCACTTCTACACCTGCATTAATCGCTATCTTGTCACACACGACATGATAACTAGGTCTAAAGACTGTTCCATTATCGGAGGTAAACTCCTTAGTTGTATTATCGTCACACCTACACTCGCATACTGTTTGCCAGTTTTCCCCACCTGTTCCGGGTATTGGTCTCCCATAATCGTCCTTTTCAGGTTCGGTAACGACTTTTAGCTGCAAAGTATGAGGTGCAAAAATCATAAGAATGCTACTTTAGGTTTATCACTAAGTAAATCCTCTATCCCGTATTCATTACATCTCATAGAGTAGTAATCTTTCAACCCTTGAATATCCCAAGACATTGAAAATCCACTTTCTGAAATTGAGGTTGCACGAAGTATTAGATTTGGAATGAACTTTACGATTTTAAAATTAACAAGGTCTTTGTTTTCCTCGGTAACTTCATCTTCTGCGTTCATAGCAATATCCAAAAGGTCAGCCTCCGACACCTGAATGCCGAATGTCTGAAACTTCTGTTGTATGTAGTCGTTTGCCGTCATCTTAGTATGGTGTAATCAATCTACTATATGCAGTGTAACTATAATGCGTACAATGCTTCGATTTATATACGTATCGGAACGGACATTTAGGAACAGTAACCAGCTTGCTTTGAATAGCCGGACTTTCAGCAATAACAAATACAGGTTGCGGGGCTGTTAACACCAAGTAATCCATAGGAACGATTTTAACGACCTCGTTCTGAATCATCGGCAGACCAACATCAACCATCACGACATCTGATTTTGGCAAAATAGGTTCGCTAAAACTTGATGCCTGTACGCCCAACGAAACTAAGGACATCATCAAAAAGCCACACATGGCAAAAATAAAATTCTTCATCTCTTTACTTATTTATAAAATTAAACAATGGAAGGGTAGAGATACTACCCTATCCCTTTTATTCGATACCTAATGCTTCTTTCAAAGCAGAAGTCTTTTCTTCATCCAGTTCGCCTGCTTTAGAAAGAAGTGTTCCCTCTCTCATATTTGCAGTTACAGAAACACCGATAGACTTCAATGCTTCTACAACGTCTTTCTTTTCAAACTCCTGCTCGAAGAGAACAATCCCCTTAGAGGCTTTCTTCTCTTCAATAACTTCGGCAAGTTTGCGATCCGAAAGATCTTTCACACGGGCTTCGTCTTCAAAATCGAGGATTGTACCCGGATTATACACTTCGCCAGTAAACTTGTCGCAGAAAATATTAATCACTTTAATCTTCATAGAATCCTCCTTATCCCTCCGGGATAGCGTTCATGGTTGATAAATCGAAATTCACAATCTTATTCGGAGAAGTAAACTCAGGAATCCACTCAGCAGTGTACTCCATGTATCGACCTTCTTCGTCACGATAGTTGCATACCGACATTTGACCTTCAGCGGTATTATAAGAACGTCCCGGAACCGGATCGGTCATTACATACGGCTTATGGTGGCGCATCTTCATCACCTTATCAGTCTGCAACAGGGTAATACGGTTATCAGCATAAATCTGCACGTTCTCGCCCGCCTGATTCTCTACATAGTCCTCCTTGATCTCGATAGCAGGAAGCCCGATGCCGGTAAATACACTGGAGGCCATCTGGTCAGTCACCAATCCAGCGTTAACCATGAACTCACGCTCGCCAAGAATCATCTTGAATTTATCCCCGAAATCGGAAGCACCTACAATGTTCTTCATGAATGTGCCACGAGACATAATCATCTTGGAGAACACACCGTATTTAGCTTTCAGTTTTTGAATCTCCTGCTGTAAGTAAGAGATAAACTTATCCTTTACTGCAGCTTCTGGAGTAAGGAAGTGGAACGGCAACTCGATATCAAGCAACTCGATATTTTCTTTGTTGTCAGCCAAGTGAACCTGTGCTTTACCAGTCATCAATAATCCAGGAACAACGATATCCATACGCTTGTGTGGAGCAAGTAAAATCTGACGATAATCATCAACAATAAAGTCGATAATCTCCTGTAAGATTGTACTTTGTTCTGCAGTATTGGCAGCATTGAACTTATCAATGATATCCTGCAACTGCGACAAACGTTCGATATCCATTTGATAACGGTCGCCCAAGTAAGCGATTTCAGTATAACCGCTTCCGAGTGAACGCCTTTCCCTTAACGGTTTCTGATCGTTCTTGCCAATAATAGAACCAGCAACAACACCCGTTACTGTTCCAAGATAAGTCTTAAAAACACGGGTTTTAGTTTCCAAGAAATCTCCGTATTGCTTCCAATAGATTGTGTCCAATCTCATCTGAAGCACACGGTCGATAATCGCCTTAACGATTGCAGGGTCTGTGAATAAAGTTTGTATAGTCAAATTCATAACTCTACTTTTTAATGATTAATACTCAAACTGGAAACGGCTTGTCAATCCAACCTTATCCAGTTCATGAATAGGAAGAGCCAGCTTGCTTTCCTTTACCTCATAGGCTTGCATCAAGAGAGTGCAGAGGACAGCTCCATCGCTCTCAACTTTCTTCGCGTCATAAAGAACGAAGTTAGCAGTGTTCTTCTTCACTGTACCACCCACTGCGGTAGCTTCGAAAAGAACCGCATCCTTAGCGATGTTTTCTCCGAAAGCCGCTTTGATGGTTAATACATCGTAGGCTTTATGGGACTTATCGATAGATGCTACTTCTGCGCCTTTCTTTCCGTTTCCGATAAACATACCCTGATAAGCCAAAGAATCTTTTGCCACCTTGATGGTAAGATTAGACTCTCCTGTGGTATAAGCTTCAACCACTTTCACATTACGGACGGGAACGAGTGTCCGTTTATTCAAATCCGCTTGTACCGGAGTGAACACGGGCAAAAAGGAACCAACAACCAAATTGGCTATGTTCAACTTCCACGGTCCGCTCTTTCTAACACCTGTTTCAACACGGTAAAACTCTTCCGGCTTATAATCCGGTTTCAAGTCATAATGTGTACCTGCTGCCATTTAATTTACTTTTTAGATTCAACAATCGTTTTTGTACCTTCCGAAATCATACCAGCAATAGATTCGTTTTCTTTCTCAATCTTCGTCTCCGCTGATCCGGGAGGGTTCACACCACTAAAGCCTATATTGGCGAGTTCCTGCTTTGCGTCCTTGAAAAAAGTATCTAAGTCCGCATCATCGGGAATCGCATAACGCTTTGCGAATGTTTCGGGAATACCATACTCCTTTGCCTTTGCCATAATCTGCTCCTGTCGGGTAGCCTGTAATTTTTCTTGCTTTAAAGCGGAAAGTTCAGTCGAAAGATTCTTATTTGAATCAATCAAAGCTTGTGCCCATGCAGGTACATCATCTTTCTTGTCTTCCGGATTCGGATTTGGGTTAGGATTGGGATTCTCTATTGGCTTACCATCTTTAAGGTTATGCTTCTTCTCGTAGTTCTGGACAGAAGTACGGGTAGCATCCCCTGCACGGAAATCACCATAAGAATTTAACACGTCCGAAAAGCTGATACCCTCAACAATAGAGTTTACCTTTGTCTCGTCCGTTACACCCTCTGCCTTTTTAGTGGCAATTCGGGTGAGAATAGCAGCATCCACCCCAGAAAACTTGGTTTGAAGCCCTGCTAAAATAAGTTCTTGAATATTCATACCGTATGAATTAAATTGTTATTTGAAATTCGTGGAAGTAAAAATACAACCAATACAGATGATTAGTAAATATTTAAACTCCCCATTCACAACAACAGGACCATTGTTGTGAATACGGTATAAAAGTAGGAAGTAAGTAGGTGGAAGGGAAATAATTAGATGGTGTAGAATTCACCAAGAAGAGATTGTGAAGAAATAGAATAAAAAAAACCGTGAACTAATAAAGGAACACGGCTACATTTTGAATTTATAAAAACTTATCTTTGAGACATTAGATACAATTCATCATAAATAACTTCCAGTTTTGAAGTATCAATATAAAACTGGGTTGCATTTTTAGGAAGTCCAAAGCCATCATCATTGCATCCTATAGGATTCCAAATGCAAGAAACACTATCCTCTGAAACTTTCTTTCCGAATTTATTATCTCTAATAAATTCCCATATCATCCGACCAATTCTATCATTCTTTGTTTTAGACATCAACCCATCTGCCCTCTGATTCTTCCTTATATAAAGGATAAAATCATCATTACCAATCTTTATTTCACTCATAGTATCAAAATGAAATTTATACTTAGTATTATATTTTTCAGTTTAAAATCCAAGCATTGCAGCTGGAGGAATATTCAATACCCGACAAAGAAGTCTTGCTATCTTCAATGTTGGCTCCGAACGTCCAGAAAGATAGTCATTAACACGTGAAGGGCTTATTCCGATCTCACCGGCAAGTTGTTTCTGCGTCATCCCCTTTTCTTCAAGAGATAATTCTATCAATTTCGCAACGGTCGGCTTTTCTATCGGATAATGCTCCTTCTCGTAAGCAATCACTATATCGGACATAACAGTGAGCTCCACTGCATTCTTATCGTTTGCAGGGGTGTTATCATCAACCAATGGCAAAAGTTCCTCTATTCTCGCCAGTGCAAATTCATATTGTTCTTTCGTTACTTTATTCATATCCTATATCTTAAATGGTTGAACAATCTATTTTATCATAATCTTTATGAGTACCAACCCAGCGAATGAAGACGTACCCAATTGTAAACTTAACAACGACAACCAACCGATAGTTGTTGCCTCTGATATTGAAAACGTAGTGTTGGTTGCCTACATAGTCAGCAGAAAGAAAATCAACCTTTATATCAGACAAATTTTTCCATTCGGCTTTTTCTGCTATATCATACCAACGCTCTAAGGCTATGCGTGAATCTTCATAACCTTTGGTTTCATAGAAATCTTTCAGCTTTTTATGTGATACTATTCTCATACGTTGTTCATTTGATACAAAAGTACTAAATAATTTTGAATTATAAAACTATTATAGCATAAATATTTTATAATATCGAATTATACACAATAAAAAAGCGGGACTGAAAAGCTCCGCTATCTATTCACAATTAACCAAAAGTCATTCTTTTGTAGCAGAAATCACCTTTTCATTTTTCAAACTCTGTTCTTCCTCGATTTCTTTCAACTCTTCATCAATTCTATCAGCATTTCCAGCAAACATAATCCCCTCACGCCTGGACCATACTCCGCCACCCACAGCAGAAACGGCAGTAGCCACCTTATCGTTCAAGTCATCAATCATAAAAGGAACCAAGTCTGTCTCGATATCAATCGTCTGTGATGCCTTGTTGAACTCAGTTGGATTAATCGCCCCTAAAGCGGAAACAAGGAAATTGACCCTTCGTTGCAGAAACTCTCCTATCACCTCTGCATGATTACTTACGCTCATATGGGCACCCATAAACATGAAACGGAAAGCGGTTCCTGATGCTTTGCCTACGCCCTTCAATGTCTCAAAGGATATTCTTGGAGTATTGGACATATCATAAGCGTTGTTCGTAAGTGTTTCGGCTTCAAAACGTATTGTTTCTGGGACTTGGTTCCACGTCAAATATTGAGCATCTGCACCTTGCCCGGTAAGCTTCACGATTTTGTCTTTATTCTTCCCGACAAAGCCTTCCACATCACCGACTAATTTTAGCAATGGGAAAAAATGATAATCTATGCAATCGGCATAATTGGATAACAGTTTCTCTAATCGGACACGGAAGGTCTTTATCTTCTTGCAATAAGGTTCGGGACGATAGGCATAGAGAATCGGCAGTTTGGGGAATCCATGAGCGAAAGCTATTCTTTCTTCGTACCCCTTAGATAAATCCCACTGATAAACCATCTTGTCCGTAATAGTCATAAAGCAGATGACTTCCGAATCATCCATGAGCTTCTTTTTGTACTCACGTGAGAAAGCAATCATTTTACCTTCATCGTTGAAGAACGGATAAAGCTTATCCCCACGGAACGGAGACCATAATACGCTTTTCAGCTTCTTGGTAGGTTTTACCTTGCCTCCGAATGTAGTCTTAACTTTCTTCCAGAACTTCGCCCAGAACGAATCATCATCGGTTACGTACCAATATTCCGCTACTTCCTGCTCGGATAACCAGGCACGAACTATCTTCTTATTCTGGTATTTGATTTTATTGGACTTGAATACAGCTTTGACCGCATCCAACAGCTTCTTTTCGTCATCGTCGGTCGGAGTACAATCCATAGACGGTTCTGTGCCGACCGTGAAAGCTGTTTGAATGTTCACTATATCCTGTTCCAATGGAATAGAAATACGGTTTACCGGTTCGTCCTTGTACTTCGCTTCAATTTCGTATGTTTTACCGGTCTCTTCATCGAAAACTTTCTCCGCTTCTTTTTCAAGCACTTTTCTGTCTGGGTACTTCTTTTTATCCACCATGATTTCATGGCGTTCGGGATTCCAGTCGTCCCAAAGTTCACAACGGTCGGGGAGCTCGGTTTTTCTACCTTTCTTCAAGTAGCTTATTTTCTGCCCGATGTCAGGCAATGCTAATATTTCTTCAAGCGTTAATGGCATAATCTATATTTTTAGTGTGTGAATATTCCAGTTAAATCTTTCGGCTTCAAAATACGTCCCAAAATATGTCCCAAGATATAATATCTAATAGGATCGATACAGTGATTCCAAGCGTCTACCGGCTCATTGATATAATGCCCGTCTTTATCTTTATCCCAAACATATTTACGGAGTTCCTCAATGATATGGTATGAACGTTCAGTAACGAATAGTTCCATCTCATGTATCTTGTCAATACCGGCTTTAATAGAACCAGGGAATTTATCTACCGGATAGATGTTCACACCCCTATTTTTGATTTCCTGAATCAAACGAGGGTCGGCACTATCTCCGTAGACTTTCAGCCCCCACGGCTTCAATTTTTCGGCAATGGCATTTGTGAGCATTCCTGTTTCATAGAACAACTCATCCACATAGAGTCGGTTGTCTACGATGCCACAACGAATACCTGTTGACGGGTCGTTGGTATAACCCCAGTCGGAAGCAAGAGCCACTTTCTTTGCCCAAGTCGGGAACTCTTTTACAATTCCCCATTTCTTAAACACAGCACCTTCCGCAACATCAGCCCAGCGGCCGATAACCACGTGAGCATACTTTTCAGGATTACTCACCTTCATATCCTCCACTTCTTTCAGGAACTCCGGTGAAAGATTATTCAAATTATCCTGATAGGTAGTATGGATATGAAGTACATTCGGGTGAGTGGATACTTGAACCTGCACACCGTCAATCTCTACAAGTTTGTGAGTGTTCTCAATGTATTTCTTATAGATAAAGTGATTGGAATCGCACGGGTTCATTATGATAATAATCCGGTTCTGAATACCCTTCTTACGGATGGAGAGCATTATTTTATCGAACTCTTCCTCATTCGTCCACTCCTCCGCTTCATCACAGACGAAAGTGGTAATACCTTGGATGGATTTCAGTTTCGCCGTCTGATTCCCTGAAGAAGTTTTGATACCACGGAACATAATACGGCTCTTTGTCATCTTGTTAACTATATCCGTTTTGGTGGTCTTGAAATACTTGATTGTTCCATCAAGTTCTATCTTCTCCATCATTTCGGGGATGATAGACATACCGGCAGAAACCATCGTGTAGCGGGTGTAGAGAATCTGATGAACAATCTTCTCGGCTTCCGTCATTTCAAAGGTCAGCCGTTCGATGAAAGTGGAAGCATTAAAGGACTTGCCAGAGCCGCGACCACCGGTGATAAGGATAATGAATTTCTCATTATCGGTGTACAGAGGGTGGTATATCGCCTGGGGTTCTATCATTTCAGTTTGTCTTTAATCCATGAATCAATACTGATACCGTGGTTTATGTCGGTAGGAATGTCAGCTTCTTCGTCAAGCTTACGCTCTGTTTTCTTCCAATCTTCATCATAGTGGTACAGAATAACTGATTGAGCCTGTAAACTCGGAGCAAGTTCGCTTATTGTTTCTTGAACAATGGATTTATCGGTAAGCGTTACCCATCCGGTCCCGCCACAAGCTGGGCATTTTTCATCTTCTCCCATGCAGTGGCATTTCTCTTGAATGAATCTACGGGTTTCACTCTTAACCTTTATTCCCCCCATAGCCATTGCAAGGTATTTTGCCCTTACGGCTGCAGTAATCGTTGCCCGCCCACGCACTAATACTTCACTTAATTCTTTGTATTGCCCTTTCTTCTCACAGAACTTTTGCGGTGACAATCCAATAGCCAAAGCTATTTCCTTATCCGTGAATCCCTTTTGGGCATACTTTTCTATGAGAGAAAGAAAGTCTTCGCTTGTATAATCAAACTTAGGCTTTCTTCCTCCACGACCTTTTATATTTTGAGATTCACTATTTGGCATATCAATCTATCCTTTCTATTTGCTCATCAAAGATTTCTCCCTTGATAAACTTCATCCCAACATCATATCCGAATCGTTCACAGAAAGCAGCTTTCGCTTCATAGGTATCAAAGGATAACATAACATAAGCATCCATATCCTCGGCTTGCTTCTGTGCGTTCTCCTTGACTTGTTGCTTGACTTCTTTCATGTGGGCAACCTTTTCAGCACGTTCAATTTGTCTTTGAGCCTTTTCTGCTTCATTCTGCTCGGTTGCCTCTGCCATCATATCAGAAAGAGCATCGGCAATTGAGCTTTCCTCTTTGGTCTGCAATAGATAATCAACGCCAATCATATTTAAGTCGGCATCCGTTAAACCTGCATCTTTCCAATCAATATCAGGAACAATATGTGCTAGAGCATCAAAATCCCATGTACCTTGCGCATTAGGGTTGTTCATCAAAATATTAAGTTCCTTTTCCTGCTTCTCATCTACATCAATCACATCAACACGGATTTTATAGTCATTATCTGGGAATTTCTGCAATTCATCCATCACAGATAAACGCTGGTGTCCACTAACTACTGTCAACCCAGTTCGTTTGTTCACGACAATTCCACCGACTAAACCGAATTTCTTGATACCACGTTTTAATGTCTTCCGTGATTCATCAGAAAGTTTCCTCGGATTATAATCAGCAAAGTGAATGGCAGAGCGATTAAGCTCTACCGATTCACTCTTTATGTATTTACTTAGCTCCATGTTAACCCGATATTAAACCTTTACTCGCTGATTGCTTTTCCATTTTGCTTCTTGCCCTCATGAACGCATTTCGTACCCTTAGTTCATTTCGCAAGGCGTTTCTACCCATCATGTGGTCACTATCTCGTAATCTGTAATATTGGGCTTCTAATTGCGCTTCTGTTTTTCTTCTTCTAACTCGGCATTCCTCCTATTAATTTTGTTGATTATGATACTCCCAAAGCACTCTTTCAGCCATTGGGAAAACTTTGTAAATTCTCTGTAAATCTTGTGGGTAATTCTCCTCCATCCAAAGCATACAATCAAGATTGAAACCAACACCTGAGCTGGCTTTCAACGAATATCGGACAGGTTCAGGTAGGTTGTGTTGCCTCATGTAAGCAAGAATATCCTTTTGCGTCCAATCCGCTAAAGGATAGCATAACCCTTTGTTCTCGTAACCGTTACCTTCGTAGCCTTTTAACATCAATCGCCTATTCATCCCATCGGCTTTCTTCATCCCGATAAATGTGTAATAAGCCCCATGTTTTAGCTGCATGGCTTTAACAACATCGGCAAGTTTCAATAACTTAACTTTTGGGTTAGGAACACAATACATACCGCCACGGAGAATGTATGTAAGATTCCAGTGAGGGATTTGTACAAATTCTATCTTAGGATATTTGGCTTTAGTCCAATTTATCCAACGGCTGATGTGGTCTAAATCTTTGACGAAGTACATGAACACACAAACAATCCTGTCAAATTTCGGATAGATTAAATCAAGAAGAACAAGTGAGTCCTTTCCTAAGGACAAAAACAAAATGCAAGATTTAGATTTATCCGCTACAGCTTCAATATACCTGTATGTCTCTAATGTTTTATTCATTTGAATGCAAATATTCTTGAAGTTTAGCTTTTACATACTCTAAATCTTTAGATTCTGCAACATACTTTCCCTTTACACTTGCAGTATAAGTACCATTCCTTTTTCTGTAGAAAATATATTTAGGCAAACTTTTTATTTTCTTGAATTTTCTTTCTTCATAGAATGACTCAAAAGCTCCTTTATCTATGGATTCTTTAGCTTCTTTATAAACAGCATGAGCATTTTCTTCGCTTCCCTCTGTACCTAAATAGAACTGTTTCCCATTATAAAATATTCCTATCGTATATCTTTTCCCACTGAAGTTAACACCTATATGCGTTTTTGTAGAGTTTCGGTTATTACAATTTTCTCTTCTTGTCACAATTCGTAGATTATTCAATGAATTGTTAGCTTTGTTCCTATCTATATGGTCTATTTCCATATCAAAAGGAATAACCCCAACAAACGATTGATATACTAAACGATGTACTTTGAAAGAGATTCTTTTCCCATCAATAGTTGCATGGAAGAATTTATATCCACCTGCATCCGTTGAAGGGTTAAGTGCAACACCTTTTAGCCGCTTTGTCTTACCACTCTTATCACAGATACATCTATCAAGCGAGCGTACCCTACCCAACGAACTAATTTCATACATACCTTCTAACCCAAATGCTGACTTCCAAATTTCTTCCATATCAATAGTATTTTATACCAAAGCCTCACTCGATCTTTCTCGAATGAGGTCTATATACCGGTTCGCTTGTTCTACCTTATTCATGGCTAACCACCCGATAGTCCAAATGAAGTGCGAAGGTCACTATAACGCTGTCTCCGTGAACCTAACTGGGACGTGCCTGCCGCACCTCCTCTTCTTGCAACTAATCTACCGCCTGCACCTGCACCATTCATATTCCGGCGCGGTCCAGATACTCTGTTTACTCTTTTTGCGACTCAGCAATAAAAATTTAAATTAAACAATCAATCTATATGTTTCTCTAAGACTTTACCTAGTGCATAATCAATCTGTGCAGCGAGATACTCTTCACCTTGATGCTCATAAACAATATCTTCGTCATTCTCATCTGTTAGAATTGACGCTTCTGCGTTCTTCACCTCTACAATCATATAAGGACGTTTCCCCTTATATTCGCCTGTAAGAAATTTAATAGCATCATACTTAATGGGATTTAGTTCAATTTCACCCTCTTCGGGTAATTCTTCGTCCACTTTATATTCTTTACCACCACATAGGTAGGTGATATACTTCTTTGCATTGGTAGGTCTGATTTCACGGTATTCATGCGTTTTCTTACCAGCCAGTATTTCATCAAAATACCTTTGCTTAATACTAAGCGTCAAAATTTCCATAATCGTGTATATTTTATAAATTAATAATTATTGTTGCGGGACGAGGATTCGAACCTCGGACCTCTACCAAGTCAAAGTAGCAAGCTGACCACTGCTCTACCCCGCGATAGTATCCCCAAAGGTACTACCACAACCAAAGATAACGAAATTTATCTTAGTCTGATACACAACAACTGTCTTATTGTTGTAAACTAAGCCACTTATCACGTTTTTCTCTGCACTTTTCTAAGGTTGCCGCACAACAGGCAAATAATTCGCCACTTTCAGCACGGTAGTCATATTGGTACATTCTCACTTTCTTACCTTTCAGCTTGGTGTTATAGGTACAGTAGTTCTCTTTACCAGGGGCGCATACACTGCAGCCGTTTTTGTTTATTGAGTTCATAATCGTTATATATTGTGGTAGCCCGAAGGCTATCGGATTAAACCTACAAAATTTTATCTACCTATTAATAAAAGTTCTTCTCTCTTAGAATCGTATTGCAAATCACTATGTACCTCAAAATTATCCGATAATTCATCCCATTTCTTAGCACACAGATCAACTTCTTCTTGCGTAAGCTCATCGTATTCGCTTAGTCTACCAAACTGTTTTTTGAACCATTCATTATATGCTTGTTCTATTGTTTTCATAATCATGTGTATTATGCAGCCCTTTCAGGCTGCTGGTTAAGTTTAAAATATGATGCGATAGTGTTGAGTAAAACTTATAAGAGCCTGATATTCTGCAATCTCTTCATTCGTCAAATCAACTTTTTCAAGTTCAGAAATACGAACTACGACTTGCTTGAATAATTCGTTATTTGTGTATTTCAAAGCAATTTTGCGCACTTCGTTGTGCTGGTTATTATCAGTTAAGCGTTCAGCATTCTTTCTATCAGACGCATTTGTTATTACAATTTCTTCTATTACCAATTGACAGTGAGTTTGAGTTTCACCACCAAATTTCGTTGTCCATGTTACTGCTTTCATAATCTTTATTTTTAATCGTTATTAATTCGTTTCTGATGATGCAAATGTATATCTTTTATTTGATTTAAGTATATACTAATATCACTTTAACATAAGATTAACATTTGATTTTAGTATATACTTATAATATATACTATCTTTGCGGAAAACTTAATATAACAATGGTAGGAACAAAAGGAAAATCAGGTGGAAAACGAGATGGGGCAGGACGACCGTTAGGGGTTAATCAGAAACCTGTATTGGTAAAATTTGACTCTGATTTGCTCGACTATCTTAACTCTAAAGATAATAGAAACCGTTTTATTAACGAATGTATTAGAGAGAAAAAAGAGCGGGAAGAATAATATCCCGCTCACCCATTGATTAACCCTTTGAATTTCAAACGATTTATAATTTCGGTGTAAAGATAGCCTATATCCTCGCTAAAATCATCGTAATTTTGATACAGAAACACAACATCTTCACAGTTGTTGGAAATTGTACTTTCAGATTGGATGCCAACAACCTTTGCTATTTCTCCTCTTATCCCGTAAACAGTCTTTCCACCGGCAAGAGTACTGGGTGAAAACAAGTATAGTATAATAAAGATGAACTTCTTTCTTTGGGTGACATTTTCGAGGCATGGGGGACAATCTCTTTCGTTGAGTATCTCAGCGAATATCTTATAGATTTCATAGATAAGGCTTTTATCAGATAGTATAGGCATAGATATTGCATTCTCTTCTTCGGAAAGCTCCGATTTCTTGATTCTAATTTTTTTTAGACGAATAATTCTATCAAAATCCAGTTCCATAACACGATTATTTAAAAAGTAAATAGTATATTTGCATCATAATCGTGTAAGATTTGGGAGAATCAATGCTTGGTCGTGCTGGCAGGTTCTCCCTTTCTATTTTAAAGACCTATCCCTTTTGAGAATGGCTTTATTTCTCTTGTCTACTTCTCTGCTCCATATTGAAGCGTTATAGATAGAAGTTGCATATAATCTCAATTCCTCACTATTAGCAAGAAAATCTACTCGTAATGCCATTTTCATTGATTCAGCATACAAGTTCTGGTCAATATAATTATCCATATTAGTTATTGATTTTACTTTTTAAAAAACATATCTCCCGAAATGGATCGGGCAGTATCGTCACCTGTTAGTCGAATATACCGGAAGAAGTTCTGTTCTGTCCGGTGTCCGGTGAGCTTCATTATTTCCAGCGTCTTCATCCGACCGGTTAGATACATATTGGTTGCCGCTGAACGTCTAGCTGTGTGGCTAGATATTAGTTCCCACTTTTCACGGGTAATTGTGATGATCTTGCCTCCTTTGGTGAATGAGTAAGTACCCGGGTCATTAAGCCCAATCTCTTTCATTATCACCTTCAGATATTTATTGAAGTACTGGATACATAAACCACAGGGCACAAATCCACCATACTTTGCGAATATTTCTTTCACATAATCGTGAGCCGGGACTTTAACATCTACATTGGTTTTCTTTGTCCGGATCATAATATAGTTATTTATTAAGTTTTGACTTGTCAATCTTGAATAATCAGAGTAACGCAAAGCAGTGAGGCATCCCAATACAAACGTGTCTCTAATTCTCTCCTTTGCTTTCCGCTTATCCTGCTTAACAAACTTGTAGTAGTAGATACGGGTAATCTCATTCATTGACAGGAACACGGCATTAGTCGGCTCTGTACGTAGTTCGATTTCATCGTAGGTGTTATCTACCGCATAGTTGTATTGAGATGCCCGGCGAATGAGTGTTTGAATCTTTAGGATATAACCTACAATCGTATTGTGCCGGAGTCCCTGATCTTCTAGGTAGATTATAAAATCGTCCAGAAACTCAGCCGTAACGGAATTGGTATAAATGTCACAATCAAACTCTAATGAGAAGTTATCAATGTGTTTTATGATCGCATCGTAAACAGCGGCATAGTGTTCAGACTTGCGTCTGCTTCGCTTTTCAAGAACGTCCCGGATGAAGTCTGTGAATAATATACCTTCTAACGGTTTTTCACTCCGGAAGTGGTTAATGTAGTCCTTACGCACTTGGGCGGTCCGGACCGGTTGTGATAATTGTAATGCTTTGGCTGTATCATTTTAAAGGGTTAGTTATTATGTTTATTGAATATCATTCCGAGGTGCTCCTCGATATGATTCGTTGTTATCTTGTTTTACTCTAATTGATTAATTCATGTTTCAAAAACCTCGCAAGCGTATTTCTATCGACCTTACATATTTTTGCTATTTTACGCTGTGATAAGCCTTCGTCAATCAATCCTTTTATCAAGGCATTTTTCCCATACAATTTATATTTGTCAGGAGAATTCTTTCTGCCTTTAGGACGACCAAGAACTACGCCTTCCATTCTCTTTCTTGCTAATGCTTCTTTAGTCCGCTGGCTAATCATGTCACGCTCTATTTCAGCAGCAATCCCAAAAGCGAAAGCAAGAACTTTACTCTGTATATTATCGCCAAGTTCGTATCCGTCCTTAACAGTATAAACCTTAACCTCATGAAGCATACAGAACTCTAATATTCGCATAATCATGAATAATTTTCTACCAAGACGGGAAAGCTCGGATGTGATTATAACATCACCCTTTTGCAATTTCTTCATAAGCTTGCCCAATAACCGTTTTTCAGGCTCCTTCGTCCCAGATATGCCATCATCAATAATCCAATCATCAACTGATAATCCCAAGGATTCCGCTTTTTTACAGACTCCTAACTTCTGATTATTAGAGTCCTGCTCATCCGTGCTTACTCTTAAATATCCGTATATCATAATACTGATTCTATTAATTGCATGGCTTCCAAACCATAATATTTAATAATTATTTCCTTCATAGACATGCACTCCCATTCTTCAGGATACATATTCCGCAATCTTTTGTCTAACGCAATTATATCAATAACCAATCTATTCTCGATAGCTGATAACAGTGCATCATGTAAGTCAATTATCGGAACATTAGGTAATAGCCGTTGAAATTCGTTACGAAATCTCGCCCACTCGCCTATTTTAAAATGACTTATTTTCTTCATGGTTAACTAAATTACACCAAGTATTATCATTCTCCCAAAACCATTGATATCCACCGACATGTTTACGCTTACCGGAACAACAACTAATTATATTTCGTCCGCATATTCCAGCTTTTCTGCCAGCCTCGCTTGCAGAAGGATAAATACCAACGAGTTCATCATCTTTTATTGCAACAACAGGCTTTGCATTCCATCCGGATATTCGATAGTTTCGCACAAGATTTTTCACTCCAATTCGTTTTATCCTTTTAGCTTTACGCATATCCATGTAATCAGCCCACCTTTTTCCCTTGTTATGAGGAGTGTGCCCTTTCAAGAACCTGCCGTTTACCAAACTCCTCGTAGGACGTTCTATGGGTATATATAATTCACTCATTTCTATTATTGTTATTAGTTAATTAGGTAGGATAAATTCCACATTATCTTGACTCATATACTCGGAAAAAGAAGCCTGTGAGCATCCTTTTGAGAAATCATTGTAGCACCGTCCACGCACAGAAAAATAATATCTTTTATCATCAAGTACTCTTCCCTTGCAAACTTCTCCGTCAAAGAAGCACACTATCTCATCACCATTATCCAGCAATCTTCTAAGAAGCTGATAATCCTTACTCAATTTATACGGTTTATTCATATTTCTTTTGTATTGATCGTCTTCCCGATATCAGGAAAACGTTTTGGTTATTAAATAAAAAAAATAGCGATCTGATAGACCACTATGTAAATCGAACTTGGGGATATTTTAAATTCTCAATAGCTTCTTTGTCTCCATTGGCAGCACGTCTCTTAGTCTCCAAATACCAAGTATAGGGATTATACCCTTTGGGGATTGTATATCCGGCAGGCAATTCCCGTCTAGCTAATGCTTCCTCATTAATCTTTCGCTTTTCACATCGATCAATTTCTTTCTGTCTCTCTGGAATAAACTCTTTGAAAAAAGCATTTCCAATCCTTCGGGCATCAAATTGAGAAAAAGAGTTATCGTATCTTCCGGACTTGTATCGAGAAAAAAACAGCATTAGTTCTGATAGTTTGTATATCTGAACAGACGATGCAAATGTCTGAGCAAATATTCCGATTCCTTGTGCTACCCCTTCGTCTTTACAAGAACTAGACCCAAATAATGCCAGCACTTGTGCATAAATCCACATTTCCGCATTTCCTTCTCCATAAACTTCGTCATACTTCTGAATCGTGGGACAATTTGAAAAATATGCTTTTTCAGGATTCTGAGCCACATAAGCCCAATTTGTCGGAGAAAAGACACGCTCAATATCAGAAGGGTCTTTCCACTTCGTCAACCAAGCCTTGTTCTCTACGCTGACGCTCGGTAATGTATTGCTGCAGGGCATGGTCATTTGCTTCCTGCTTGCTTGTACAAGGTTTCTGATTGTTTCCATACTTTTTTTGTTTTAGCCATTCTTGATAATCACGTTCAGTACCAGAGAATACGACTCCGGTCCAATTAGATTCTATAGCTCGCTCTATTTGTCGGATAGCGAACTCTTCTTCAAATTTACCCAGCTTGTTTAACGAAATCTGCAAAGCATAATTTAGCTTTCCTTTCCATTTTGGAGTTTTCACAAGTTCCGTCCATGCCGACATAAATGCTATCGAATCGAAAGGATAAACTAAAGGCTTCGAATCTCCTTCTTTTTTCCTAGATCGCTTAGGCTTTTCGGGTGGGGTGCTCTCGTGCGTATGCGCGAGACTCTCTTCTTGTTTTATGTTTATATTATCTATAATAGGTGGAAATTGCGTTTCATCCTCAATATTTGCGGATGATGTTGCGGATGATGTATTTTTATCATCCTCATTTTTTGCGGATGATGTTGCGGATGATATTGCGGATGAATTAACAATCTCCTTCTCACTATCATTCGCACTTTCATCCTCAATATTTGCGGATGATGTTGCGGATGATGTTGCGGATGATAGTAAATCATCACTGATACTTTTCATGAATGAATAATAACATCCTATGCGCTTGTCTTTACTGGATCGAAAATGAATAAGACCAGCGTTAGATAAACACTCCCTCGACTTGCGAAGAGTATTATCAGACATATCTAAATTCCCACAAAGAATATTACTACGAACGAAAAACACATCCTTCCACTTCATATCATTACAAATCGCTACAAGCTCATGATATAAGGCTTGCGCTGCTGTAGTTAGGTAAGTATCATCACGTACCTTTCGGAGCTTGGAAATCAGTTGATAACTATTCATTGATGTCTAATTGTGGTTTATTATAAGCCCCTCTTTTGATGCTTTCTTTGAGATAATTAATACATCTATTCACATCGTAAAAATCTATTTCTATCAATCTTTCTTTGAATAACTTATATTCTAGCCCAACAGCTTCGAGGTTAATTCTGATATTCATATCTTCATCCAAAAACCTTTCATATACTTTATAACTTACTTCTCCCATGTCTTCCAAAGTAAGAAAAGACTTCTCATCGATAAAAAGAAATTCAGGATTTGGAATATTATAGGCTTTTATATATTTAAAAAAAATACCAACAGCCCAAACATTATCACCTATAGTAGGAACAAAATCCATGTTAAATGGAAAGATCAAAAACAACTTTCCATTTGCATACAAGTTAAATTCTACATTCATAACTAATATTCTTATTCATAAACGGAAATATCTATTTGCTGCACATTCATCAAAAGACTTCACACGCTCTATAAGACGCTTCTGTCTCCTTCTAAATGCTAAGTTATTATCGTACCTATTATGGCATTCCCGACACAATCCTACGATGTTCTGAGGATTGGTGTAATGTTCCGGATACATACTCTTAGGGATCAAATGCGCGGCATCCACTGCCGGCTTTCCACATATTGCACAAAAAGGAGAAAGCGACTGCTTTATTTTAGCAACTTCCCTGTTTCTCTGAGCTTGTTTACTGCTTACCTGTTTCATATCTAATATTTATAGGTTTCTAATTAAAAGCCCCGAAGCGTATTCTTCGGGGCGATTCAACATTTATTCCAACGAAACACGCTACTAACAGGAACTTATACAAGGCTTCGGCTTCTTTTCAGTCGTGTCACTAGCAATCATCAGCCAGACCCCGTACTTTGTATAAGCTGCATTCCCGCTTTTATATGCTTCTCTCTCTAAGGTTTGTGGACGGTGAAAGAATCGAACTCTCCTAATGCAGTGCACTACATCATTTCTACCAGACATGCAACCGCCCGTGTGCTGTTTTATTTATGTAATTAAAAACAGCAAAAAATAACCACGCTCATTTCAATGTTTTTATTGAGGAATCCGAAAATAAAGCGAAAAACAACGTTCCCCATTGTGGATAAGCCCGGACTCGAACCGAGAAATGTAGGATGTCTTATTGCTCATTTGGCAATCAAGGGATGGATTAGTTTTATTCTCCCCCTTTGCATGGAGAAACCTACTATAAACAGAGCATTCAGCGTCTACCGATTCCGCCACTTATCCGTTTTGCCCGCTATATCTTCGCAGACAAGCAGGCAGGTTAACAAAGTTACTTACCATGTTTCATTCGATGACAATCTTCGCAAAGAGTTTCAAGGCAATACAGGAACTCTAATTCATGCCCAACTATGGAATATCCCGCAACATCATAGACCTTGTGATGAATCTCCAAATTATAAGTCTTTCCACATACTTGGCACTTGTGCCCGTCACGGATTCTAATCTTTCGTTTAACCTCTTCCCAGTAGGGGTTATTCTTCAGGCTCTTCCGGTATTTCGTCGGTCTCCCCTTCTTGTGTGCTAATCTCGTCATTTTCGTCCTCCTTCCTCCATGGACTTTCTTCAATTGTAACTCGATGCCATTCGTGACGTTCAATAGGAACTACTTCACTGGTACCTTCATCTACGAAATCTTCAATCCATTGCTCCAGCCATACATCTTGACCATCTTCCTCCCATACCTCGATTACATCCTCTCCTTCTCCGAATCGGCGGACATTCTTACGAGTATCTTTAAAATCAACGTTTGGCAGTTCGTATCCCAATTCTTTGAATGCCTCTTGATTCTTTTCTCCGGAGTTAAACAGATCGTTGTATTCATGCTTCGGAATTTCTTGAACTAATGCCAGACGAAAAGCGTCATTCACCCATGAATAGTACAGATAATACCCCGTGACCGGAATACGGAAAGTATCGATCATCTTCAAAGGATAATCCTTCACACCTTTCTTTGCAAGGTTTACAAGATCCTTAAACTGAGTATTTAATGCTGAAATCTTTGCCTCAAATTCTTTCTTCTCGGTATTGAACTTTGCTTTCAATGCTTCGAACTGTGCTTCAAGTTCCGGCATCTGTTCCTCGGCAATCTCACCATAATTCGCACGGATAGTTGATATTTCATAATCATCCATCACCCGGTTAGCGATCACGTCTTTCTCTTGGATGGTGACAAAACTTTCTGCCAGTTTCTTCTTTACATCGTCCATAGAGACACAATCAGAGAAAATCACTTCGGGAAATTTCACGGTGGTAGGGAGCTTAAATTTAAGTTCCTCCGGTACATAGTCTTTTAAATCAATCATTGTTTCTTAGTATTTAATTTCTTAAGCATTTTTTTGCACCTTCTACATAAATCCTGATCGGGAGATGTTTTAGGAGCATATTTCTCTATTTTATCAGAGCATTGTCTAAGTAGGCGCTCTATCGTTTGAATATCCGTTTGGCATAATTCCATTATTCAAAATCATCAATAGCCACCGGATGAAGCAATTTTTGACTCCATTCCGGAAGCTGCATATCAATAATACCTCTAGCTCCTTCTTCGGCTTTAGCATCATATCCGGGAAACCATTTCTTGTCGAAACAGTCTTTTACGATTGAGAGAGCATAGCGATATTTATACTTACCATTTGCCAAATCATCGGGCGACCAAAAGAGAACAGCGACATCGTATGGTTCAACCGTCTGTAACATGATCATAATTGTTACATTAAAGTTCCGTCCAGTAACGCTACTCATAACCTCTTGGTACATCCCTTCTGAAAGCTCATACTTGAGTTTGGCACAATCATAGTAGAACTTGCCGAGATCATCGGCACGTGTGGTCTTAAAGGAAATAACCGCGTTTACACCGATATTTTCCTCTACATTGAAATAATCCGGTCGGACCCTTACATTAAGCCCCGTTTCTTCATCCTTGCCATAGAATGATACTTCTGAGTATGCACCTTTCAAAAGCTGCTTGATGATGCCGCCACCATACCAATAATAGTTTCTTTCAAGAGCTTTAATTATCATACTCATTTCATCACTGATAAACGAGTATCCCAAATCAATGCACTTCTGTTTCTTATTATCACGAAAATCTTTCAGATCACAGAAATTCCACCTTTCAGAAGGTATTTCTTCTTCGACATCTGGAACATAATTCTTATCATTCAGGAGCAATTCATTATAGAACCGAATCATTCCAAGCACGCCATCTTTCGATGATTGGTTACACTTAGGTTCTACTTTGACAAGCTCGAATAAACGTGGTTCCAAAAATGCCATGTGGGCAAATGTCCCTAACTGAAAACAAGGTTTTTCTTTCTCTTCAAATGTCCTTTCGTAATCATAATAAAAGGATCGTGGAGTTTTAAGAGCATTTTTCAAATTGGAAGAGGAAATATGATCGCTTTTCAAATACATCTCCATAGGATCACGCTTTACTACTCCGTTAACGCTCAATTCCTTCAAATCAATATTAACAGGTGGCTTATTGCAATTCAAAGAGATAAAATCAAGCATCTCCTCTTTGGTAGGATAATCTTCCGGATTATAAGCAGAAGGGTTGAGTTCTTCCCCTTCTGCGCAATCGTCCAAATTAAAATCTATCATCCGGCAACAGGCAAGTTAATACGCAAAGGTTTTACAGACCAATTATCTGACTGGAAGTTATTAGTTTTGTTCTTACGCTTGCCCATGTAAGTTATTTTAAGAGGCATACCACTTTTAAGTGATCCGTTCTCAATATACTGTTCAAGAATACCAACCAATCTACGAGAACCATTTGTTACTGTCTGTACCGTACCATCTGCTGATTTCTCCAAAAAAGTAGCACAATCTAAATCTATTAATTCACCTGTACTGGTAGCACTCAATACCTTCTGAGGCTTGATCTCTACAAAGTACATTTTTCTAAATTCACCCGGCTTCTCCGGAGTCCAATAGTTCCCGCAAAGGTCAATTGGTAATTCCTGTGCATCCTCCAAAGAAGGAAGATCATTTTTACTTAGGTCTGCTGCCTGAACTGCAAACGAAGATTCTTTGTCTCTAGTTACTAAATCATCCATAATCGTAATATTAAGTAGTTAATAAAATAGTTCCCGGATACCGAACCAACGGACACCGGGATAATTCAAAACTTAAATAGCGGACTGGATACCGCACGGAGTCCTTTACTCCGGAGTTAGAGTTAAACAATAAATTATTTGCGTTTTTGAAGGCATTTCAATATGTTTCCTTTTTCAATAGCTTCTACCAAATCAGATAATTTATAATAAATATATCCTTTCGCCTTTTTAATAGGTTGACCTTCTTCGTCTACTACTTCCTCAACTCCGAATTGATATGGAAATACTAGTTTTCTTTTTAATAAATTTTTAAGGACACCACTACCTAAACGTTCTTCTGCATCCGATTGACATATAAGAATCTTTTTATTTTTAAGATTCGCATTCCTTTCGTTTTTCCAAGCTTCAATTCCATATTTAATACCAAACTGAATGGCTTGATTTATAATAGGATCGTTCTCCATACCTCCCTCCTATTCTTTTTGATGTACCTCTTTTGAACTTCTCTCTAAAAGCATGAACACAGTTAACAATAGCATTATAATACATGATATTGTTTCGTTTCTAGTCATTTCGATTTGCAATACCAGATGAGTCACCATAGCAAGAGCAATGACAGCAATAGCATTTTGAATTTTATGAATAGTTTTCATAGAACATTATTTTTTAGTTAATACTAGACGATATAAAATGAATCACAGTCCTTTCTATTTCTAGTTGCTCGTACAGAAGTCCTTGCATTAGATCGTACCCTACAACGTCTCATGTCCATTTGATAATCCGGTGTTACAGCAATTACCAAAAACCACACAGAGAAGAATAACTCAATACCGTGCTTCCTAATCTCCTTCAAATCAAAGTTTCTTTTAGTCCTATCACATAGCAGGAATAAAGTAAGCTCTACGTTATTGTTAATGCCTAACTTCTTATGAATATCCCTAATCTGTGCCTTTATGGTCCAAACTGACTTTTTGAGCAAATCGGCAATTTCATCTGGGGTTTGTCCTTTTGCGACTTCATTAGCTACTTGATACTCACATTGAGTCAGAGTTTCCATCACGAAATACGTTTAGCTCTAAAAACTCCCTTTTTATAGTCCAACTCTCCTTCTCTCTTGATTATAATTCCAAATCTGCGTCTAACACGATATCGAATTGTACTCATTATTCCATCATAAGCAGATATCGGAAATTCTACTACTTCATTTAGCTTCATTTCACTGATTGATTTTGTCCAATCACCAGTTATTTTTTTCACTTCTTTTGCCATAAGATTAATTATTTGATTATTATTGGTGCCCGCGATACCTTATACGGATTCTTCCACGTATCGAGACGTGACGGGCTGTATGTTGAATCACTTAGATAGCGTTATAGCTCGCCTAACCTGCTATATGCTTACTGATAAAGACTTTTCGGACTTCCAAGTGATATATGTAACTAATTCGAACCTTCAACCGATCACGGCATTCCTGCTACGGTTGAATTTCTTTTCGTATGATCCAATATGTCAAAGAACTATTTAGTAGTACTTGCGTAGAATATTCTCTACGTCTACGCAAGCTTTTTTCTAAATCCGCCCAGCTGGTTTCCCTTTTGGGGATTTCTATATTGTTATACTAAACTTATTGCTTATCTGAGTTTTGTTTAATGAAATCGTAAATAGGTTTAAGCATCTTCTTAGCCTCTTTTACAGTAGGAGACAAACTACCCCGTGTATAGATATGAAAGTCAAACTCCCTTTTCTTAGAAAACTCCCAACTATCTTGATAAGCATAAAACTGAACGGCATTAACATGGGGAGATACTTCGATAAATATCTGGGACCCGTTCTCTTTCGAGAAGTTCATGCTATCTATGATAGCCTTCTGAACTAATCCCATTACGCTGTAATTCTTCTTTTTCATAATCGTATATTAATATTATTTTAGTTATTTGTACATCAGTCTTACGATATCAATAGAATAATGCTCATTATCTCCAAGAACTATCACGATTTATATAATCAGCATGATTGCCAGCAAAGAACGATTTCAACACATTACCATTGTTAACATTGAACACCGGCTTGAAGGACTTTTTATCTTCTTCAATCTCCCTGTATTCTTTCTGCTGTCTCTTTGCCAAGAACCAAGCCTTTTTCAAAGCTTCACCCAAAGAGATACGACGATACGCTTTCAAAATGTGAGCGTGTTTCATTATCTCACTGTTATTGAATTTTCCGTTTTCAGTCAAAAATGTAAATGCGTTCATCGTCTTACCTATTTTTAGTTATGTAAAATATTTGGTTTTCTCACTCAAACTTCGCACCTTTGCAGTGTTGGATGTTGTTTGATGTTGCAAAGATACAAACTTTTGTTAGTAAAGCAAACATCATACAAACTTTTGTTGATATATAAACATCATTTAACACTAACAATAGTTGGTATATATGAAAAAAGAAATAATAAAAGAAGCTTTTGAATACTTAAGAAGTAATGGAGAAGCCCATACACAGCAGGATGTAGCTAATAAAATGGGAATTAGTAAAACTAATATTTCACGTGCTTTTAATGGAGATGAAAAATATCTCACTAAGAGTTTCTTAGAGCGTTTCAATGAAGCCTATAACAACATATTTAATTATGATTGGTTAGTAACAGGCGAAGGAGAGAAAATAAAAAGAACATTCAAGCCTATTTATAATGAAGCTGCGCCCATCCAACAAGACGTAGTTTATATCCCGTTAGTTAATCAATTCGCTTATGCGGGATATTTAGATGGATACACAGACACAACTTACATGGAGCAATTACCTAAGATACCTTTTATAGTTGATAAAGAAGGACATGGAAATTATATAGCCTTTGAAGTCAAAGGCGACAGTATGAACAATGGAACCGAAGAAAGCTACCTAGAAGGAGATAGACTTTACTGTCGTGAAATACAGCCCCATTTGTGGGTGAGTTCTAAACTCCATCTTCGCAAATGGGATTTCGTTATAGTACATACCGATGGAATAATAGTTAAGCGCATTATAGATCATGACGTAGAGAATCACACCATTACTATTCATTCATTAAATGATATGTATCCTGATCGAGTTATTGATTTATGTGATGTAAAGCAGATTTTCAACGTTATAGAATCAGTTAGACCTAGAAGAAGATAGAATAATCATAAAAAAAAGAATTATGGGAATATTTAATTTTTTAAGCAAGAAGAATGAACTGAAAGATTTCTTCAAAATTGATATAGAAAATATATTTAAGTATAATCCTCAATTTTCTCATTCTGAAAAAACTGAATCAGGTAATGAAGTACAACATTACAATTTACAGTTAAAAGAGTTAGAATTAGAGCTTTTTTATGAGATTGAAATACTAAAAGTAGGAGAAAACGAGTTCAATCTAGTTTTTAAAGGGAAAAATAATACTATTACCAAAGATTTAAAAGCTCTCGTTAACTTCTGCTATAAGAAATATGGATCAGATAGTATGGGGAATGGAATAATAGTAGATTCAGATTTGGCAGATGCAAAGAACCATTTATTTCTTCGTTTATGGGGCGAAGTAATGATAAGCAACCACTATGGCGATAATAACATAGGCATGACATTATTCAATATAAAACAAATTAGTATATAACAATGAAAAAAGTATTATTAGTATTTGCAGTATTAATGGTTGCATTAACCGCTTCTGCACAACTTACTTCAAAAGGAAAACCTACTGTTCTCAATTCTTTCCGTATGGGTAACTGTAAACTTATAGAGACAGGTACATTGTATAAGATCGAATCTACTATAAAGGAAAACACCGACCTTAAAATGAATATTGAATTGGGAACCAAAGAGGAAGCTATTAAACTCATTGAATCGCTTATTGAATATGAACCTACAAAAGGGGAAATAGTATCTCTAAACAATCCAACTAACAATACGGCAGAGTATAAATCAATGCAGGGAGGTTGGCAATTCTATATATCTGAAATGAAAGCACAGTCATCATGTGCCAGCAAAGGAGAATTAAAGAAAATGCTAAAATCTTTAAAAGAGAAATAGCCATATTCACCACAATGGAAGTAGAAAATTACCACTCATTTAAATTAGCCCGTCTAAAAAACGGGCTTTTTTTATTGTCCTCCATATTCAAAAACGTGTTCCACTACTTTATTTATAACTCTGTCTATAATAGAGAAATCACGTTTTATATATGTGTCAGTTATTGTTTTTCCTGATGAATGATCCAGGCACAAAGCAATATCATCTTTACTGATTCCACATTCATTACGTGCAATAGTTGCGAAAGAATGCCGGGCTGAATAAAATTGAATGTAATCTATTCCTAATTCATCACACAAAGACCTCATACCCCGATGTATTCCTTTTGTCAGGTTTCTCACATTATTGTACCTTTTATGGAAATCAAATAAATGCTCCCCAGATGGATCACGATATTTTTCTATAATTGAAATTGCTAATGGATGAACATAAACAGAAATAAAAGCCTTATCCTTTCTTCTATCCTTAGTTTTTTGGCGTTCATATTCTATTCTACCATCCACCATGCAACAATTTAGCATATCAACAGCATTCATTCCTGCCAACAGGAAAGACAAAATATAGATATCACGAGTAAATGTAGTGGTTCTTCTTCGTTTATTTATAGGTGAATAATTATATATCTTCCTAATTATTTCGGTGTCTACAGCTCTCTTCTTCGCTTCCAATACCGCTGGAATAGCATACACTTTAAACGGATCATTGGTTATAATAATATCCCCTTTTTCATAATCATTAAAATGCAATAAAGCAGCATTAAAAATAGATTGAATAATTCCCATATAAGAATGTACCCCGGTATCATTCAATGGTGGTCTCTTTATCGTTTTATATTCATTTTTAGCTGCCTTATTTTGTTTAACAGTGATAAACCTTTCTTTCCGTAACCATCCTTCATATTCCCTCAGAAATTTAGAAGTCAAATCTTTTATTGCTAGTTTTTCGTTACCATTCTTATATTTAAGGAAATGGCATAGAGCATTGATTCCAGTTGTTTTTACCGTTTTAGTGCCCTCGTTAGGAGTCGTTACTATATGTTGCCTAGCAAATTCTATAAAGTCTATATCTTTCCGCTGTTTACGTCTTTCAATCATTGCAACGATATCTTTAGAGGTAGCACACTCTTCGATTATATCCTGATTTTCATTTATTATTTGTCGATACTCCCTTACTAAATCATCCAGTTCTTCTTTTATCCTTTCGGAAGTAACAGTTCCAGAAGCTGATCCTTTTTTAAATCTGACCAATTCTGTATATATCGAAGTAGATATATAAGAGGAAGTTCTATTATGAGAAATCCGAATCTTAGGATTGTATGTATTATCCGATTTCTTATGATGTTTAAACACTACCCAAGATACTGTTGCCATACTTTTATATTTTCGTAAATCATTTGTAAAACAAAGATAGAATTTTAGCAGGAATACACTCTACTAAATGAGGCTTTTTAACATTTCAAGTCAATCTATAAACTAACTCAAGCCGCACAGAAGCGATATAAAAGGCTTTTTTCAATTTCTTGATCCCAAATATAAGAATATCATTCCGATTAACACGAGGATAAGGTCAATCGCTTTGCTTTTTAAATTCTTTTCACGGAAGAAGAGTGCTCC